AGTAAAAAATCTAAAACTACTGCTTTAAAAATAATATGGTTGATGATGAAGTTTCCAGAAGGAAACGCACTTTGTATTCGTAAAACTGCTACCAGCTTACGTAACAGTTGTTATTCTGATTTAAAATGGGCTACTCATAGATTGGGAGTTGTAGATTATTTTAAATTTACTACAAATCCTTTGCAGATAACATATATTCCTAATGGAAATGTTATTCTATTTCGTGGAATGGATGATGTTTTAAAAATTACTTCTATATCGGTAGATAGTGGTTATCTCTGTTGGGTATGGATTGAAGAAGCCTATGAGATAAGATGCGAAGAAGATTTCAATAAATTGGATGAATCTATCAGAGGAGCAGTTCCCCCTGGATATTATAAGCAATTTATGATTACATTCAATCCTTGGTCTGCGAAGCACTGGCTTAAAAAAAGATTCTTTGATGTTGAAAACGACCCAGAAATTCATTGTAAAACAACAAATTATATGATGAATGAGTTCTTGGATAAAAAAGACCTGGTTCTATATGAGAGAATGAAAAAGAATAATCCTACTAGGTATAGAGTAGCAGGGTTAGGAGAATGGGGAATATCAGAAGGATTGATTTATCAAAATTGGGAAGAACTTAGTATTTTACCTGATGAATTATTGAAAAATAAAGATAATGTTCCTGTATATGGCTTAGATTTCGGTTATACTACTTCATATACCGCCTTTGTATGCGCGTTTATAAATAAAGAAGATAAAACCATCTTTATATATGATGAATTATATGAAAGAGGTTTAACTAATCTTAAGTTAGTAGATAAGATTAAATATAAAGGTTACGCTAAGGAAGTAATAATAGCAGATTCAGCTGAACCTAAATCTGTAAGAGAACTAAAAGATTTAGGAATAGATAGAGTTAAAAGTGCATTAAAAGGTAATGATTCAGTTAGATTCGGAATACAATATCTTCAAGATTTTAAAATCTATGTTGACCCTGATAAATGCCCTAACATGGTAATGGAGCTATCTAATTATAGGTGGAAGAAAAATGCAGACGGTCAAGAAACTTTAGAACCAGAAAAAGATTATGACCATTTATGTGATGCATTGAGGTACGCTACCGTTGGACAGCGTAGAGGAAGTATTTACAGCTTTGAATAGGGAGAAATTAAAAATGGAAACAGATACATTAAGTTTAGGCAATCCATTAGAGTGGGGAGACCAGGAGTTCACATGGTTGGAAGGAAGAATCTCCGAATGGTTAGACAGTGATATAAGAAATCTTCAAATAGATGGATATGCATATTATCACGGAGAGCAGGAAATATATAATAAAACTCGTACTGCAATTGGAGCAGATGGAGATTCTTCCACATTAACTAATCTTCCTAATCATCAAATATGTAATAATCTTACTGCATATGCGATAGACCAGAAGTCTAATTATATGTTTAGTAAGCCTACTGACATTTCTTCGGACAATGACGCATATTTAAATAAGCTTAAGCTTATATTTGATGAAATTTTCCAGAGAAGTTTCAAGCAATTGGGAAAAGATACGATAATCGGTGGAGTAGGATGGGAGTATCCAACTATAAAAAATAATAAACTCACTTTCAGAACCATTAAATCTTATGAGATTCTTCCATTTTGGAAAGACGAAGAAAAAACCGAAGTAGAGTTTGCGGTAAGATATTATGAATATTATACTACTACGGCGGAAAAAAGACGTATGGTAGATATATTTACTGAAAGTGGAATATTTCATTACAAATGGACTGGAAAATTAATTCCAGACGAAGTACCAGTTGAACCTTATATTAAACTTAAATATCTAGATGAACAATCTAAAGTAATTTATATACCTAGAAGTTGGGGAAAAGTACCTCTTATTCCATTTAGGGTTAATCCATCAATGACTCCATTTTTATCCAGAGTAAAATGTTTGCAGGATGCAATCAATGAGTTAATGAGTCAACATGAGGATAATCTATCAGAAGATGCAAGAAATACAATTCTGATTGTAACTAACTATGATGGAACAGATTTAAACTCGTTTAGAAAGAATCTTTCTGAAATCGGAGTGGTTAAGGTAACCACAGTGGATGGAGTTGAAGGAGGAGTTCAGGCATTGAAGGTGGATGTTGATTCATCATCTTATGAGATTGTTTTGAAGCAATTGAATAAGGCTTTCTTTTTGAACGCCAGATGTTTCGACCCTGATAGCGATTTGATGTCCAGCAGACCCAATGAGACCAATATCTTACAATTATATTCCTCCATCAATCTTGACGCTAATGATATAGAAAGCGAGGTCAAAGCTTCCTTTAAAAGTCTTAAATATTTCATTGACGAATGGTTCATGGCAAAAGGATATGGAGATTTCTCAGATGATAATTTTGAGATTTCTTTGAATCGTGATATTATCATTGATGAATCATCTAGAGTAGACATGATGGTTAAACTAGCTCCATATGTTTCTAAGCATACATTCTTAAGAGGATTAAGATTTGTGATACCTAACTTGAATCAGGAAATCATTTGGCAGAAAGAAGAAGGAATATGGACTAATACAGCATTAGAACAGGAGGCGACTAGCAGATATGGAACAGACACTAGAGAACAGACTGACCCTAGCGAAGATAGAAGCGGAGAAGGTTCAGAGTAAATTCTTTAATAAATATAAGTTGCTTAATGATTCTTTGAATGTAGATATAGAAGAAGCAGTTAGGGCTTGGTATTCATTATATGAAGTGGATAAGTTTCCTGATATAAATAGGCGTATGCCTACTCCATATACTACTTTAGATAAGCTTATGAAGGCGTGTAGCGGTTACACTAATCTTAACGGGTTATATAAGCATATAGATAGCTATAAAAAGAATAAGACTATGCGTATTAGAGATATAATTGCACTTAAAATATTAGTTTTAACATCAATTAGTTATGAAGAGCGCAAATATATGCTCCGTAAAGAACTGGAAACTACTTATAATGATAATTATAATACCGCAATGTGGATTTTCCAGACAGAAGGTGGAAAAGCATTTTCTTATAAAATTCCTAAATTCAATATGGACAAACCTTGGACCGTAGATGGAAAGAATTTTACTCAGGAGTTAAATGATAAATCAACTGCGTATAATACTTTAATGATTAATACATTATTAATGGGTTTGGCTGGAGCTTGGTCTATTAGTAAGATAGTAAGTCAAGTTCTACACGTAAATCAGTCACAAGGGTCTACCAATAAGGCATTAGTTTACAACGAATTAACTTATGCAATAGAAAAATCTAAATTAGATTGTGCTAAATCTCTTTTTACAAGATATAGGTTCTCAGCTATATTGGATGAAGTAACCAGCAAGATTTGCAAATCTATGAATGGAATTATATTTTTATATTCTCAGGCGATAATAGGAGTTAATTATCCTCCATTGCATTTGTGGTGTAGAAGTATAGCGATACCTATATTAAGCTCAATGAATATTCCTGATAATGCAGTTGCAATAAATACTGATATGAGCAGAGAATTATTTTTAAGTCAATATAATTCAGTTACAGCATAATAAATATATGCAAAACTATTTAAACTATTATTATAATATATCCTTTAGTTATCTCACTGATAACGTGGTGCAAAACAAGTGGGCACTACCACGTAAAAAGTGTAGTTTTGTAGGAAAGGGTTTAAAAATGGAAATTAAAGATTTAACAGAATTGGGAGTATCAGCAGAAGTAGCAGGAACAATTTTAACTAAAGTCAATGAAGAGCATAAAGGATTTATTCCTAAAACTAGATTTGATGAAGTTATTAACGAAAGAAATAATTTGAAATCTCAAGTAGATACTTACACTGAGCAGATTGAAGATTTGAGCAAAGTTAAACCAGAAGAGTTAACCAAAGAAATAGAAACTCTTAAAGCGTCTAACATAAAAGCCAAAGCAGAGTTTGAAGCTCAACTCATGGCTGTTCAGGTTGCAGGTATCGTCGATAAAACTATTGCTACTAATAAAGGTAAAAATCCTATTGCAATCAAGCCGTTCTTAAGTGATATACTTAGTTCGGCTAAGATAGAAAATGATGCAATTGCAGGATTGGATGAAAAAATCAAAAGTCTTAAACAAGATGCAAGTACTTCATTTTTGTTTGAAACTGAGGTCACTCCTGACGCTAAAGATTTAGGTTTTGTTTCGTATAACCCGAAAGAAGGAGGTGGACCGACTAAAGGTGCTTCGGAAGGCAAAGAGAAAAGCTATTCCGAACTCCTTAATGAAATCCACAAAGGTAAAAAATAAGAGGCAAACTAAATGGCAGATACAGAAATGTTCGACGGAAGGTTGATTTTCAACCCAGAAGCCTTTGGGAAATATATGGAACAAATTCCCAGAGCTAAAACTAATAAGTTTATCCAGAGTGGTATTCTTACCAATGATTCAAGCTTGGGAGAATATTTCAATGCTCAATCTGGTTCATTTTTCCAGAAAATACCAATGTATGGTAGGGGAAGTGGAGCTACTGAGGCAAATTATGATGGTGAAACGACACTTAACGCGTTTGGAAAGATAGATTCATATCAGTACGGATGTATCTGTTACGGCAGAACTTTCGGTGTAGAAGAAAAAGATTTCTCTGCTGATATTGTTCCTGGAACAGACTTTACAGGAAAACTCAGAGGTTACATCATTGAAAATAGAGACGATGCTCTTGCAGGAAGAGTTTATTCAATGATGAATACTCTTTTCGGAGCTAGAACCGCAGGTACGCAAGAAGCTAAGTTCGTAGCTAATCATACAACATATGTTCAGGGAGAAATCGAAGCTACAACAGTTAATAACGCAGTTCAGAAAGCTTGTAAAAGCAATAAGAAGCTTTTTACCGCAATGGGAGTTCACTCTGAAATCAGCACAGAGCTTGAAAATACTAACTTATTACAATTCGTAAAACAGGTGGATGCCGATGGTATGGTCAGAGATTCAACTATGGCACAGCTTAATGGTAAGAATCTGGTTACAGATGATGATATGCCTAAGATTGCATTGGACGACTCAGACGGAGACCCTGCTTATTATGTTAAGTGCGCTTCTACGGATACAGATGCACTGCATATAGTAGCAAGTGGCGCAAGTACTGGTGAAATCAATCTTGCAAGTGTGGTTCTAGTTCCAGGTTCACCCTCAGCTACCACAGGAGATTATGTCTGTCCTGGCAGTTCACTTGGATTGGGAGATTATTTCTATATCTCTTATCTTTTCGGAACAGGTGCGCTTAGATATAAAGATGTAGGAGCTAAAGTTCCATTTGAGCCTTACAGACTCCCACTTCTTAACGGTGGAACAGACCAGTTGATTGTAAGATATAGAGAAGTAATGCATCCATACGGATTCTCATATGAGGGTACACCTAGTACCAATTCTCCTACGGATACAGAATTATTTACTACTGCAAGTTGGTCTTTGGTGAATAACGCTAAAACAGGTGCTAACAGAAAAACATTTGATGAAAGTCTTATTCCTCTTGCTAGAGTCATATCTTACGTAGGATAAACAAATAGGTGAAAAGAATGGATATAACGATTACCGAGGTCAAGCAACTCCTGGAAGAGCTAGGGTGGACTAATAGCGAAGATGATAATGACTTTATTAATTATCTTATAAATGAGGTTACTAATAAGCTAACATTGCCATTAGGACATTCAACTGTTCCAGATACACTTGCACAACGGGCAATCGGAAAGGTGGTAGGTGAATTTCTTTTTTTCAAGTATGCTTCTGGTAATTTAGGGGCAATGGCAATAGAGGCTAGTCCTAAGAGGGTTACCGAAGGTGATATAACAATTGAGCTAGGATTGGATAAAACTCCACTTCAAGCCCAATTGGATATGATAGCCAGTCTTAGAAATATACCTGAGAGTGAAATGTCGGCTGTGAGGAGAATAAGATGGATTCAGTGATGAACTCCATCATGGAGAAATATTGGACTGGAGTATGTGATGTTTATTCTTATACTCAAGTTTTCAATACTACTACAAAAATAACATCCTCAGTTAAGGCTAAAGTATTATCTGCAATTCCTTGCAGAATATCTTTTAAATCATTTGGACCTACTTCTCAAAGTCAAACTGTTCCATCATATATTCAAAAGACAGTTTTATATATGAAGAATATCAATGTCATAACAGAAGGAAGTGAGCTAGTAGTAACCCAGAATGGAGTTATCACAACCTATAAAATGTCTGGTAAACCTGCTACTTACTCCAATCATCAAGAGATTGAAGTAATAACAGAAGGTTCAACTTAATGGCAGAAGGTAGTTTCGGTTTTAGATTAGATACCCATGATATTAAATATTGGGCGCGTAAAGTAATGGATGAAAGTAATAATTTAAAACCTTCTCAATTAGAACCTGTTATATCTTCTTTTTTAAAGGATGTTATTGATTCAACTCCGTTACAATCTCAAGATAACCGTAAAAGATGGCTGGACTTTGTAAGAGCTAGTTACGGAAATGAATTATATCTTAGAATGGCTTTTGGTGAGTATGCTCATAACGTTGGACAACTCAGGCGTTGTTGGGTAATGGATGAAGATACTGCAAAAGAAGAGTATGAAACTTCATCCGCTCAAATGTCTAACGCTATTGCAATAGAATCTACTAGACTTTCAGAAGAAATGTCGGACAGTAATAGCGGTGGTATATATTCTAAATATACTGTTCGTTTAGTCAACAGTGCTTCTTATTTTGAATTTAGAGATATGAATACCCATAGAACTCTTGCGCCTACTAAAACAACCTGGCTTAATCCTGCTGAACAGTTGCCTACTAGTTTCTTTTTAAATAGTATTGCAAATGAAGCTTTATCAGAAGCTACTAGAATTTTAGCACATAATGTTTTAAAGCCGATAGTATTAGGGAGAAGATAAATATGTTAGATGATAAAACTTTACCAATTGCCGTAGCACAGGCTTTATATGATATTTTCCCCTTGGTTAATATATATTTTGAGCAAAGTGCGCAAACACCAATGTTACCTGCATTTTATATTGATATAACAAGTTGTACTAGCAGACATAAAACCATTGATGCTATATATAAGACTTATACCGTTAAGATTGAATATTATCACTCCGATAATGAGATATATAAACAAGAACTTTTAAATACTCAGTCGCAGTTATATGATACGGTATCGGTTGTTTCAATTGACTCTAAAAAAGTTAAAGGAGTCGAAATATCTAATAATATCATAGGAGATGTTATTAGATATGTAGTAGCATATGACATTATGGTAAAACCAACCTATGAAGGTGAAATGTTAGAGGATGTTGTAGTTAATGGAGAAATATCAGGATGAAAAAATCAAATAAATCTATAAAAACTTATACCAAACAACAGATAACATCTTCTAAGACATATGCTGACTTTGGATATATTTTAAAATCATATTTAGAAGATACTGTATTATACAGCAAAGAAGAAATTGAAGCAATTATAAATAAATTTAGGAGAGAATAAAAATGTATGGCGGAGGAATTTTCACATCCCAAACTAAGACGTTACCTGGAGTGTACATTAATGTACAGTCTAAACCCACAAGTGAGGTAACGACTTCAACTGGAGTATGCGCTATTGGAATGCAGATGGATTGGTGCGCTGATAAAGCTATAACTATTATTACTGCACAAGACTTTAAAGATAACTCATTATCTATAATTGGATATGATTCAGATAGCTCAAACGCTAATGCGCAAAAGCTCAGAGAGATTTTTAAGAACGCAGTTAAATGTTATGTCTTTAAGGTCAATGGAAATTGTGTCAAAGCTACTTGCACTTATGCAACAGCCAAATATGGTGGAACTAGAGGAAACGCTCTTTCATTATTGATTACTGATGATGTAGATGTTGCGGATACTTTTGATGTAACTACATATTTGGATGGTGTGGCAGTTGATTATCAGAAAGCGGTAGTTATTGCCACAGTAGAAGATAATGATTGGGTTGTATTTGGAAGCACTGAGTTTGTAGCTTCTGCAACTGAGGTTGACTTCTCAGGTGGAACTCAGGGAGATACAGTTGATGTAGCTGACTACAATGATATGCTTACGGAGATTGCATCAATCAATGATATTAATATAGTTATCAATGATGTAAGTACAGTCGGTTCAGACAATGTCAATGCGTTATTCTCTAGTTGGTTGGCAGACCAGAGAGATAATCTTGGAAGAAAACTTCAACTTGTAGTGTATAATTACAGTGCAGACTATGAAGGAGTAATTGATTGCTATAATAGTGTGAACATGGTCTATTGGATTGGAGGAGCGTTGGCTGGATGTCAACTTAATACTTCTATCCAGGGTAAAATATACGATGGTGAATTTACTATCGCTGGTGCATACACCTCAGCAACACTTGCGTTGGCTCTTGAAGCTGGAAAAATGGTATTACAGAAAGATAATGATAATCTTAGAGTACTAGACGATATTAATTCATTAACTACTTTTACTGAGGATAAAAATTCTGACTTCCATTATAATCAGACCATTAGGGCATTAGATTATCTTGCAAACACACTTAAGGGTAAATTTGTAGATGATTATCTCGGTAAAATTCAAAATAACTCGTCAGGAAGAGCGTCATTTAGGAGCGATATTATTACAATATTAGACGGTATGGTCAATGACGGTTATCTTAGCGGATATGATAAGAGTATTCTTACTGTGGTTCAGGGAGATACACCTAGAGTTATAGTTGTAAACCTTGGAATAACTCCGCCTGTATCAATGTCTCAAGCATATATAACAATATTAGTAGGGTGATATAAATGACAGGAATTATGGATGTATCTAAAACGGTAAATGGAGCTAAAGGAGAGTGCTATGTTACTCTAGATGGTAACAGATACAATTTTGCTCATGTAACCAAAATTGAGACAAAGTTCGATAATAACAATCAAGAAGTAAAGTTGCTTGGTGAGACCTCTATTAAAAATAAATTAGGTCAGGTCAAAAACACAGGTACGGCTACGTTCTATTATAATACTTCTATACTAAGAAAAGTGCAACAGAAGTATCAGGATACAGGTGTCAGTACCAGATTTGAAATAGTTATTGTAAATAATGACCCTGATAGTACAGCAGGAACTCAGATTTCATCATATCAGGGTTGTTTGCTAAGCAGTGGAACTTATGCTAAGTTAGATACAGGCTCTACTGTTATGGATGAAGATGTAGATTTCACCTTTGAAAAAGTGCAGTATGCAGAATCATTTACTGACCCTTCATTGGGATAAACTTTTTAAGGGGATAATATCCCCAACTTTTATATATTTAAACACGCATTATAGGTCATATACTCATAGATGGAGTATGGTGATTTAAATGAGTAAAGAAATTAAAGAAGATGCGTTGGATGGATTTTTAAGAGGAGATATTGAAGCCTCTGGAACAGATAACCTTGTATATTTAAAAAGATTTAAAAATCCTTTTAAAATAAGAGCCATAACTGGAGCAGAGGATAAAGCAATTAAAGAGCAGTGCTACACTTTAGTCGGTAAAGGCAGATTTGCCAAAAAGCAGTTTGATATTGATAAATATAATAATCTTCTTCTGGCAGAAAGTATTGTATCTCCCAATCTTAATAGTGCCACTTTACAAGATGAATGGGGAGTTAAAACTCCAGAGGCATTGCTAAATACTATGCTTTTAATCGGAGAAATCGGAATACTCAACTTGAAAGTTCAAGACATCAACGGTTTTGATAATCTTGATGAAACGGTAGACGAAGCAAAAAACTGATTCAGCACGATGATAAGTGCCAAATAGCTCATTTATGCTTTCAGAAATTCGGAATATTACCCAGTGTAATAAACGAATTGCCATATGAAGAAATGTGTTTCATCATGGCTTCATTCCATATAGAATCTGAGAATCAGAAAGAATATCAAAACAAGTTAAAAAGTAAGACTAAGAGGTAAGCATGGCAAACACTGAGGCAAATATTTATTTTAGCATCATCGCTAGAAGAAACGACATGGAGAAGGTAAACAACTCAGTGCAACGTTTGGAAAGTCGTCAAGCTAAAATGAATGAATTGATTAATAAATCAGTCCTGCTTACCTCAAAAATAGTTACAAATGATACCAAGCAAGAAAGCATTAAACAAAGATTACTTTCTTCTTTAGGTAAAATAGGCGATTATAATACCAAAAATGTAAAAGACATTCAGCGCATTAATAGTTTTACAAGTACGGTTGCTGATTCTGCTGATAGAATAGCTAATACTGAAACCCAAATTGCAGAAAAGACCAAAGATGCAACTAATCAGATGAAGAAACAAGCTGATTATACAAGCAATATAGCTAGTAGTTTATTGGCAATAGTGGCTTCATATGTCAGTTTGAAAAGCTTACAATCTTTAGTTGATTTGTCTGACCAAATGACCTTATCAGAAGGTAAGATTGCAATTTATGCCGACCCAGAATCAGGATGGAGCGTAGAGGCTATCAAACAGGCTATCTACAACGTTGCGCAAGACTCAAGGGCTAGTTATACCGATTTACTATCTCAAATCTCTAAGATGGCAATCAATACAGGTGGAATAGGACAAGTTGGGTCTGTGTTCGGAGATTATGAAAGCTTAATGGCATTTAATGATTTATTGCAGAAAACCTTCGTAATAGGAGGTTCGGGAGTAAGAGAAATCAATGCTACTTACTACCAGTTGACCCAGGCTTTATCCAGTGGAAGATTACAGGGTGACGAGTTCCGTTCTATTATTGAAAATGCTCCTTATTTTGCTCAGAAGGTATTAGATTATGTTAATGCTATTGCTAATACTAAACTTAATATCTCTGATACTGAAAATATAGAACTTACTTTAGGTCAGCTAAGAGACCTAGGAGCGCAAGGAGTAGTCACAGCTGATGTGTTAGTAAATGCTATGGCATATTCTGCTGATGAAATCAACAAGAACTTTAATAGTATTCCCATGACTTGGGAGCAGACTATGACAAAGATGAAAAACTCTATCATCAATGCTATTGACCCTATTCTTAATACTATTCAAGATACAGTCAATAGTTCATCAATGACAGGAACTATCAACAGTATCACTACCGCAGTAAAATCAATGACTGCTATTGTAGGACCAGTATTGGCTGGAATGGCTTTCGCCATATCTTTGGTCGCAAGTCAGTGGCAGATTTTATTGCCTATAATTGCATTTGTTACAGCTTCATATCTTATGAATGCGTTAGCTATAAATGCAAATACAAAAGCTGAGGAAAAAGGCTATTTTATGAAAAAGTTAGCTATGCTCCAGAAGATGAAAACGATAGCCGTAGAAGGAATTGAAACTAATTTAATGACTATCAAATTGCTTCTTACTAATGCTCAGTATAGGTCAGATGTATTATCAGTGATGATAATAAGATTGAAAAATTCAGCTTTATATAAGCATATATTAGCTACTAAGGCGTATATAGTAGCAGGATTAGCCAGTATTGCGACCACATATGCCGAAGCTGGAGCTATTGGAGTTCTCACAGTAGCTTGGGATATTCTTACAGCTTCAATGTATGCCAATCCATTGATGTGGATTATTGGTATATTTGTGGCTTTAGTTGCCATTTTGTATTGGGTTGCAGATGCTATGGGCTTACTTTCCGATACTTCAATGAGTATTGCAGGTGCAATAGTAGGAGTATTTGGTGCTATGTATGCGGTTGTTTATGATATTTTTGCAGGTATCTATAATTTAACCGCCGATATAGTCAATGGAGTTTCTTCATTTTTTGGTATGGGAAATCAGATGGATAGATTAGAATATAAAAACCCTATGGACGAGTACGCTTCATGGTATAAATCGGTAGCAGGAACTAATGAGAATAACACCAATTATGAAGTTACTCCTAATTCTGAAAGCGATGAAATAACAGCACTTCTTACGGCAATTTCAGGAAATACGGAAGAGACCGCTGATAATACATCTACTCATTTTGATATATTAAGAGATTTATCAATGGGAAGTTATACTAATAAATTTGCAACAAATATTACAATTGAAACAAATATCAATGCTAATATTAACAGTGAATCAGACTTAGATAATATAGCCGATGGAATAAGCGATAGACTAGCTCAAAGGATTCAGGGAATGCCGAATGGATACTATCCGAGTTGATTAAAATGCATAAATACTATATCAATAATATCTTAATGCCGATAACACCTTCTTCTAGTTCTAAATCAATTAAGAATCAAAATAAAACATACGTGCTATTAGATGGAACAGAAATCAATAATATATTGCCGAAAGGTCTTACTAGCTGGAGTATAACATTTGAAATTCCAAGTTATTTCAGAAGTTATGCTCAGTATGTGGAAGAATTTTTACCTCCTAGTTATTATATAAATGCAATTGAAGAAATAAATAAGGCTGAAAAGCCTATATATTTAACGATAGTAAGACCTGAAAGTATCAGTGAAGATATTCTATGTACTGTTGAAACAGTAGAGGTTACTGAAAGCGCACAGAATGTAGGAGACTTTTCACTTAAAATAGGATTTAAAAGATATATAGACTATGGTACTAAGAATTATGCCATCGAATCAACCGAGTCTTTAATCGTCAAAGGCAATGAGAATAAAGACGATGAAGATAGTGAGGATAATATCCAATATAAAGTAATAGATGGAGATACGATAGAAAGTATTTTAAATCATCTTTATTCTATTATTACTTTCCCTTATTCGTTGATGGTATCTTCTCAAGATATTGAAAAAACAGATAATTGGACAGATGATATAGACGCTACTTATGTAGCTACTTTATTCCTTACCTCAATAAGTCCATTTTTACCTAAACCTAGTTTAAAGCATAGTTCTACTAATACATATACTTTTTATGGATATGATGGAAGCAAATTAGTTTATACTTTTGTAGAAGATAATGCTAAATATACTTTGATTGCAGATAAAGGATTTGGGAATGATGCAAACGGTACTACTGAGGATGGAGCTATCACATTCTATAAATACTTCCCTTTGATATATGCTATTTGCAAAACTAATGGATATAGTGATATTTCGGCTATGAAAGTAGGCGATGTGCTTAAAATAAATTATCCTGATATGATTACCTATGCAAAAGAGTATTGCGCCAATAACTCGTGATTAAATGGATGTAGAAGTTTTAATCGTTAATGGAGATAAGGCATACGAGCCTGAAATAATAGACGATATTAAATATACTACTAACAGGCAAGGCGAAGCTGGAATATTAGAATTTTCATACATCTATGATGGATACAGTTACCCAGAAGGAAGTATGACGAGAGTGAAGGCAGATGGTAAAACAGTATTTTATGGATGGGCATTTACCAGGTCTCAGTCTGATACTAAAGCAGTTAAATTAACCGCTTATGACCAACTCAGGTATTTTAAAAATAAGAATACATATACGTTTGAAGCACAGACGTTGTCTAGTATAGTTAATAAAGTTATAACCGAATACTCGGTAGGCGGAACAATGCTCAATATAGGGGCAATTGCTAATACTACTCAGGAAATGGACTTAACTTTTGATGGAGAATCTTTATTTGATATTATTCAAACTAGCATAGCAGAAAATTTAAGGCTGACTAATGACCTTTATATATTTTATGATAAAGGTGGATTATTATATCTTAATAATGCAACGAATATGATGTATCCGTATGTAGTTGATGCTACTAATGCTAAGAGCTTCAATTATATGTCTACAATAGACCAGAATTGTTATAATCTGATTTATGTGACATACGGTGATGAAGGCAAATATGCTACGGCTAAAAATGCCAATGCTATTCAAAATTGGGGAATATTACAACATGAAGAAGAAGCCTCTAATGAGGACCAAGCTAATATAATTGCACAGTTATATTTAGAGAATTATTGTATGCCATATAAGACTTTATCTATTAAAGGAGTTAAGGATGGAGATTTTGAGGTTAGAGGCGGTTCTTCGATAATAGCTCAAATTCAATTGGAGGATAGATATTTAAATCAGTATATGATTGTAGACAAAGTGGTTCATACGTTCAATACACATAAACATGAGATGGACTTGGAATTAATAGGAGCAGGAGGATTTAGTTCTAATGGATAAATTTGCACAAACTATAAAGCAATTAGCTCAGGGAGTATTCGATGGAAATCGTCCATGCAATTGGACGATTGGTACTCTTACGGTTATATCTCCATTAGAAATAAAAATTAAAGATGGATTAGTATTACATTCTGCAACATTGACCATAACTAATAAAGTACATGATATTATATACGGTGGAACAGTAAGTATGCTAGAAAGTGGAACTTCTGAATTTAAAAATTATACTATTCGTGCTAGTGCGTCTGTGGGTGATAAATTCATATTGTTTCGTCAGCAAGGTGGACAAAGTTATTTAATTGTAGATAAGCTAATAGAATAATTTATATACTGGAATACCGTTCATTGGTATATGATACCGTCTACCTTAACCACGGTTAACGTTACCGTAAAAACATATCCTTCTAAAACTTATCATATTAATTATGATAATAATCATATTGAAGGCTTCATTGATAGCAAAGAGGCTATGGTTCAAGCGGTTGAATTAATTTTAAATACAGATAGAAATAAATATGGCATATATTCGTCTAACTATGGGTCAGATATTAAAAAGGTTATAGGAAAAGATATTGAATATGCAAAAGTATTACTTTTAAGATATATAACCAACGCTTTAATGGTAGACGATAGAATCACAAATATATCTAATTATACAGCAACTGTACAAGGTAGAAAATTAATAGCTTCTTTTACGGTGAATACAACATTAGGAAATATTTATACTACCACAGGAGTTAATTTAGCATGACAGATTATGATAAGTCAGATTACTCTCCAGAGTCTATAATGAATAGACTTCTGAATGGAGTACCAAGTCCATTGGATAAAAGAGAAGGGTCTATTATCCGTACAGCATTAGGTCCAGTCGCAGGTGAAGATTTTAATATATATATGACCCTTAAAAATAATCAGCTTAATTCTTATCCTACTACGGCTAAAAGAGACAGTTTAATAAGACTGGCTTTTCTGAGAAATATAATTCCTATACCTG